TCAATGCGCCAGTGGCGGCCGGGTAGTCGACCAAAATGGCGCTGTGGCCGTAAGTCAAGCTGCTTACCAGTGCCCGGCGGGCGTACTCGTTAATGCTGGAACCCAAGCCGTCGATGTTCTGGGCCAAGTCCAGCCAATACTGGTCGCCTTCGATGTGGATAGGCTTGCGCAGGATCGCGCCAGCGGCGGTCTCGATTAGGCGGCTGGTGTAAGGGCTGAGGACGCTGCGGTCGACGCGGGTGGTGTAGGCGTCCTGGTCTTCGCGGGGTTCCTGCGGCAGGTAGGTCTCGGCCAGGTCACGGATGTAGTTGGTGCCACGGGTGACGGCAGCCATTACGCCCCAGTCCGGCATCATGGCGATGACGTCGAGGCTGCGGACGAAGGGGGACTCGCTGACTACAGCGCCAGTTGGGGGGATGTTGGCGCTGTAAACCACGGGTTGCCTCCTACTTTGTACCTATTTTGGCACTCTGGGTCACCACTTTTCGCGGTTTGCCCAAAATGCGGCTGACATTTTGCCCTTAGCGATATTTTTAGCGTGTCGCGCCTTGAACGATGCCCTTCTGGCCTTGTCCGCTGCTGATTCTCCTTTTTGTGCTGGTGAGCCAGACACGCCCTGCTGACCGAAACGGATGAGTTTCACGGTCGAGCCCTCCTTGGCGAGGACCGCGTGGGACTTCTTCGGGTGGTTTGGGGTGCGCTTGGGTTGGTTGTAACCCGAGAATTTCTCGCCGCGATACTCAATCATCGTCCTCTTCCTCCTCAACTTCGTCGTCTACATCGACGAGGACTTCGACTCCAGTGAAGACATTGCCCATGAAGCCTGCGAATAACGCGGCGTCGCGTGGGGTCTTGAAGCTGAAGGTCACCTCGGACATGCCGGTCTCGGCATCGACCTCGATGTAGGTCGGATAGCCGTGGATCGTGTGGATTGTCACTTCTTTTTGGGCTTTTTGGCGGTTTTGGCGGATGCCTTGAAGGCAGCGGCGGTGGGGGCGCCCTTAGTTCCAGGCTTACGCATGGTTTCGCCGCTGCCGGCGGCGATGCGCTTGCGTTTGGCGGCAATATTTGCGTAGAGACCGGGTTTAGCCATTACTTCTTACCTTTTTTGCGGGGTTTCTTCATGCCAGCCTCGGACATGGCGATGGCAATGGCCTGTTTGCGGGATTTGACTACCGGACCCTTCTTGCTGCCCGAGTGGAGTTCGCCTTTGCCGTACTCGCGCATGACCTTGGCGACCTTTTTCTGTGCCTTGGTGGGCTTTTTGGCGGCCATTTCAGGCTCCAGCAGCGGTATTACCACACACGATAGTTGGTCTTACCGAGATTCTCTGGTTTGGCAAGGTTAAAAGTCTGGAGGCATAAGTAACCGAGGGCGTCGAAGGCGTGATCCACGCCCAGATTTTTGTTGGGGAGGCCTGTGTTGGGGGCGTAAGTCAAAGTGCGGAGGGATTTTATTAATTCTTTACAACGCGGGTGGATGAAGAGGCGGCGGGTTCCAGTGGCGTCGAGGAGGGCGGTGTTGACGCAGGTGATTTTGTCGCGGATTTTCCAGGGGGATCGGGGGCTGGAGACCGTGAAGCCGGACTTTCGCAGGATGTTGTGGTCGGTGGCTCCAACGCCGCTGGTTTTGCGGGCGCCGCCTGTGGGGTCGGGGCAGGCGATGATGCGGCGCTCCACGCCGTAGCGGGTTTGGATTTCTTCGCAGAGATCCCAGGTGGTGGCGCCACCCGTCATGATGATTTCGTCGAAAACCCACAGGACGTCGCCCTTTTTGACGGCGCAGACGGCAGACATGGGGTCGATGTTGAAGTCCACCCCAATCAAAAGGGGCAGGATTGGTAGGTCTTGGACGGTTTTGTCGATGTTGTCGTCCGAGAATGAGACGGCGACGAGACCGCTGAGATTCTCGAAGCTGGCCTCGAATTCTTGGCGGAAGGTGCGGGCGTCGAGTTGGGCGCGGGCCGCCTCGATTTCTGCTGGTGGGACGTTATCGCCCTCGATCGTCGTGAATTGCCACCGGGCCCAGTCCGGGTCATCCTCTTCGCAATAGCACCAGAGGTCGTAGAACCAGCTCGCCGTGCCATCGGGGGTGGAGATGAAGAGGGCCCAGCCCTGTTTGTCGGCCAAGGCGGGTCGGATCACCTCGAACCAGACCTCGCTGTCCATGAAGGCGGCCTCGTCGAGCACCACGCCCGCCAAACTCCGGCCTCGCAGGGCCATTGCGTTCTCCGTGCCCTTCAATTCGATGGTGCTGCCGTTGACGAGTTCGATCTTGAGGTCGGTCTCGTTCTTGCTTTTGACCCAGGCTTTGGGGACGAGGCGTTTGAGTAGCTTCCACACGATGTCCTTCGCCATCCGGTAGCTGGGGGCGCAGTAGAAGTAGGTTTCGCCAGGGCGTTCGATGGCTCCACGCAAGAGTTCGACGCAGGAGAGGTAGCTTTTGCCGAAACGGCGGCCGGCGACCAGGACGCGGAAGCGGGTGCGGCTTGCGAAGACTTCGCCCTGTGCGTGGCGAAGACTGACGGTGTTATCGCTCATGCGGACTACCCTACTGCAATAGAAGGTATAGGTTGCATATTTTTTGGGGCGGGATGTTCCAGCAGATGGAGAATCGAACCCCTACCCCCACTGCTCAGCCATGGCAGCCGCTATGCCGGGATATGTTTTGCTGCGCTCTTTCCAGCGGTCTGCGCTGGGTGCTAGGCGGTTTTGTCCGCTAGGGGTCTGGTTGTTCCAGTGGCCGGAAAGGGGTTTTGCGCATACTTGGGTGGGTTTTAAGGGAGGGAGATTCTTCAGCCAAAGGCAAGTCTTTTTTGACTCGGGGTGTCCGAACTCGTACGGCTGGATTATGCAGTCTGGTTTGCGGACGCGGGTAGAGATAACACCTACAGGATTTTCGACAGCGATTTTCTCTATAGGTGCTTGCAGCAGCAACTGGACAAACGCCAGTGCTTCTTCTGTAAGTTGGGGATCGCGCTTCCCTCGTGTAGTCCAGTGCATACCCGACGCACATAGGTATGTGCAAGGCGGGAAGCCAATCAACATGTCCCAGTGCTGATGTAGCAGCTCCTCTACGGGGCCTTGGTAGTGCGGACCGGGGGCATCCGTCGGTAACAAGTCGCAGCTCCACGCATCCCAGCCTTTAGCAGTAAACGCGTCTCGGACGCGACCGCTGTACTCGCAGGCAACCAGTAAACGAGGCATGGGGATGTTACACAGAACAGTTATTGTACTATAGAACAGGTAATTGCGAATGTACCAGTAGGTTCCCTGAGCTGCGCTGGGCGCCAGGTAAACCTGAACTCCCCCCCCCCCTGGGGTATCGGGAGGGGGTGCGCCTTCGTCAGTCAAAAGCGGGTGAGCTTGGGAGCGCGGCTGGCGTGCATGACACCGAAGAGGTGGCCGGGAAAGTGCCGCCGTAGGATTTTAGCAACTTGATGTGCTGAGGCTTTGTCGGTCGCCTCGTCTTCGCAGATGTGGGGTTCAAGCCAGCCCGTCGCCTCTTCGTTCGGGATGTAGCACCACACCAGCCACTCGGTGTGGAGGTTCATCGTGGTCTGGAAGCTTTTCATGGGTTACCTGGTGGGGTTGACTGCTGCTACTGTAGCACACTGGGCCCCGAGGTGGGGGCCGCATTGTCACACAGTGTAACGTGGTGCAAGCGTACTAGCGGCCCAGTACGATCAGCCGGCACTCAGCAATGGTGCCGCCTCGGTTCTCGCAGCGTGCCAGCGCTTCGTTGGTGCTGGGGTTGAGGAGAGCTAGGGCGAGGAGCCCGAAGGTCAGCGGCAGGAAGACCGCAGGGCGGACTAGGTGGAAGATGGGGGCCATGGTGTGCCTGGGGTGTCTGTTACTCTTGCACTCTAGCAGCAGGGGGCCATCCTGGCAAGGGGGCCGCTTGAGTCTCTTGAGTCTCAGCCCTGCCGTTTGTCTTCCACCGTGATCTGGAGCGTGGGGGCATTGGTCGCCAGCTGCTCGGGGGCCGCCTCGCCGATGACCGCGCCCATGTCTTTGAGCAGCATCGCCACAGTCTGCAACTGGCCTTTCGCCATGGCCTTACGGCAGGCAGCCAAGCGTAGGGCCTGAATTTGGTTCAATAGGTCCGATCTTGTGGCGCATTGTTCCTCACGCAGGAGAATCATCGCCTTTGCGTAATCATCATGGGAGGTGCGAACAGACGTATTGAACCTCGAAGAAAGCTTTTCAGCTATCTGCCGGCGAGTGCCGCCCTCCAGGATGTAGGCGTAAGCAGCGTTCACCCGTTCGTCGATACGGCCCTGCTCACCCTTACCACCGCGCCAGCGTTTGGACTCGTCATTCCCAACGGTCCGCGGTTCGGTTACATCTTGTCCGTCAGACTCAGGCACGGTTACAGTCACAAACTGGATAGCCCCATGCTAACCTCCCTGCTCTCACAAATTGCAAGCGGCCGCAGGCCGCCCAGCAAAAAGCCCGGCCACAGTGCCGGGCCGTGTGATCGGTAAGGTGCGGGGTCAGTCTCCCCAGTAGAACTGCGCGGCCCAGGCATCCAGAACGCCGGACCCGATCGCCCGGTACTCGGTCCAGGGAGTGCCCCAGTCTTGGTACTCCATCCGGCAATCCTCGGGGCAGTTGAACCGCCCAAGAGTCCCGACAATCCGAAGGGCAGGACCGCCGGTCGATAGCAGGATGCAGAATTCAGCAGGTTCTAGGGGTGCGCCTAGGGGTGCCCACTCGCTGCGGACTGCTAGCTCCAGGGGCGATTCTTGGATCTCCTGCCGGATGGTTTCGTAGGTCTCGTCACAGTCACGGCACGCAGCCTTGAGCCTGTCGAGCTGATCCAGGATTGTCTCGCACCATGCGGCGGCGTTGGCGGCGGCGTGGCTGGTGGTCGTTGCTGTCATGGTTTGAGCCTTAGGGTGGGGTCTCGTGTGCAATGGTAGAACCGAATCCGGCAGCTTGTCAAGCCAGGGCCGGAGCAAGTGGGGAGCTGGAGCCATCGGGCCACGGATACGACTCCCGGCGCCACTCCTGCTCTGGTGCTAGCAGCGGCAGCCCGGTAAGGTCCCGGAGGTCGGCGAGATCCAGAGCTTCGGCCACTTTTGACACGCGGATGTAGAAACCGTGGCAGCTCTCCTCCTGCCAGTACTCGTTCGCCGCATCCGCGCAAGCGTAGAAAAGCTCCAGCAGTCGAGACTCTAGATTCTCCAGCGCGTCGAGCTTGACCTCTGCCCAGTCAGTCTCCGAGTCTTCCGGAGCGTACTGGTCAAGCGCGGAGACTACGGCAGCTCTCCACTCCGAAGCTGCCCAGCTCTCCCACTCTTCGTGCTGGCAATCCAGCTCCAAGGCGGAGTGGTCGGACTCGTCGAGAATCGGATACGACTCCAGCGCCTCAATGGTCTCCAGCATTTCATCCGTGATGAAGCGGAGATCCAGCGCAATCCCGTCGGCGTCACCGTCGGCACGCTCCAGCTCTGTAGCGAACTCTGCGCGGAAGACGCGGGCGTTGCTCCGGTAGTGTGACGGAGCGTCGTAGCCTCCGGGCCAGCTGCAGTCATCGTTGAGGCGGTCGGGGCTGAAGAGTAGCCGGCAGTTCTTCCACCGCTGCTCCAGGCACTCTTTTAGTGCAGCTTCCGGGGTGCGGATACCGAAGCATGGCAGCCGGTCCAGGTCGTAGCCGCGCTGGTCTGCATCGCGCCGGTCCAGGATCCAGACTCCGGCGCAGCCGTTGAGTCGCTCCAGTCGGTCAGTCAGTGTGGGGTGCATGGCTGGTCTGCCGTTGTGCTTGCCCAGTATGGGCCCCAGCCCCAGGCATCCCCCGCCCTTGTTGTGCAAGTTTACATATCGGCTGGTGGTGGTTGCGCGTGGTGCTACTGTGCAAGGGTTCATCCGGCTTACCTGCCATGACACACCGCCCAACGTCCCACGCCTTCGGAGACCTGCCCATAGGGGCGGAGTTCTGGTGGGGTGGGTTCACACTTGACCGTTGCAACTGGGGCCGGAAGCGCTCCAGCCGGACAGCAGACTATCGGCCCCGCTTATCCGGTGAGCTGACCAGCTGGACAGACTGGGATTATTGGCGCCAGTCGGAGACTGTCTACGTTGCGAACAGCGAGGCCGACCGTAGGGAGGGTGGGCAGTGAGCGGTGGAGAATGGAACACCAGGCGCGAGCTCAAACAGCAAGCCGCCGACGCCCGCGAACTCCTGCGCGAGCAGATCAGGCTAGAAAAACGCCAGCTGCGGGATCTGCGCTACTGTGCGGAGCGCTCCACCCTGACCCAGTCAGACTGGGCCGACTTCTTGAAGCTGCACCAGCAGCACGGCAAAGAAGGCTTGCGCCAGCTATGGGAGGATCTGATCCCGTACTGGGAGGTGTGCCAGCGCCTTAACGGGGGCGCCCCATGCCCGCCGGATCTGTGGCCTGACTGGGCCAGCCAAATTAAGTGCAGAAAAAACGCGCATCCGGAACGGACACGCCCGACCACCAGAAAGGCCCCAGGCTCACCCCGCAAACCCCGCACCGATAAGGGCAAACCCCGCCCGAACTACTCGCGGCAATAGTTGCCTGAGGGGCCCCAGCCCAAAGGACAGGTCCCCCGCTTTTCAATCAGTGGGGGACTTTTGCTGCTGGTCGGCAGGCAATACGCTCCAGACCGAGCCCATCCCAGGGGGCAATACCCCACCCGAACCACAGGCGTCTGGAGCTGTAATACTGTAGAGGCGATTAGGGCAAGCATGAATGGGTTCCAGGCTATGAATGGGTTTTGAGGCCTTGAATGGGTTTTTGCGAGGCGTTAGCCGAGCGCAGTGAAATATTGAGCCACCCGATTCAGGAAAGAATCTTTGGCCCACGCCAAGTCATCCACTCCGAAGACGAAAACATCCGGCTTGCCGCACCGCCGGGCCAATACCACTGCTGCCCCAGAGGGCTTGAGGCCGGTCATGTGCTCCAGCCCGAGGGCATAGGCACCCAGCTGGTCGAAGTATGAATGGCCCCGCCCGATCTCTTTGCGTCCCACGCTGGTTTTCCAGTCCGCAACGATTAACCCTGAATGGCCTTTCAGTGAGACCAGTGCGTCGCAGGTTCCAGCGAATCCAGCCGGGTGATGAATGGAGAATTCCGAGGCGAAAATTTCTGTGACGTTTTCAGCGATCCAGCCTGAAAGGCCCCGGGCATAACCGGAAGCGCTCCAGCCGACTTTGGGGACGTTGGGGTGGACTTTGCTGAGGGCCCACTCCGTAATCTTGCTGGGGATCCGGGCTAGGCCTTGGTCGTCCCAGTGAATGGCGTTGCGCTTGTTTGCAGTGCTACGTGCCAGGCGTTGTGAAGTTTTGAGAAGATATTCGGCCTGGGAGTGGGCCATGTTGCCCCGGTTTGCTGCGACGTCGCGCTGCTGCGACGCTTCCTCGGGTCCCAGTCGTTTGATCCAGTTGTCTAACCCGGTGGTGTCGCTTGTTTCCTTCAGGATGTGTGTAACACTATGGTAAATAGTGCCTTTTGAGTCCTTGTAGACCCTGAAAGCGCCACTGTTATCCTGTACCAGTCTTCGAGTGCGTAGTGATGCCAACGTATCTTGTGTGTTTGCAGGCATGTGAATAGTTTTTCCCATTCCACTATACCTTGGCAAATTCACCACGCAACTCCAGGGCGGCTTTTTTGTACGCTGCAGCAGCTTCTTCGGGTGTTTTGTAGGAGCCTAGAGAAATACACCGATAGTTATGCCTGATACGGGCTTGGTACTTTCCGGATCTCGCGTCGTAGTCCCAGCCTCTTGATGCTTGGTTTCCTGTGTTCTGCGCTCTCGTAGCAAGACGTAAATTCCACGGGGCATTACCGGCGTGTTTGCCCTTTACGTGATCGACGTCTAAGTGCTTTGGGTCGGCACCGTGTACCCATGCCCATACCAGTCGGTGAGCTTTGAACTTTGTTCTGCCGATGCGGACGCGTTTATACCCATCCCCGGAGGATCTTGAAGCCAAGGTCTCGGCTTCGTTGCGGGGGTGTAGACGGTATAAATCGCCTGTAAATGGATCCAGTGAAAACAGCTGCCACAACTCTTCGGCAGCCGGAAGGGGCTTGTATGCTTTTGCCATCGCCTAGTACAGATAGGTGGTCGGGGGCAGGGTGTTGCAAGCACCGCTGCCCCACAATTTTACCCGCTACGCAGGCTTAAAAGGGTTCCCGTTTGTGAGGAGCCGCGAGATATCGAAGCCCTCTGCTTTCGCCTCAATCCAGGCTGAATCCAGGTGCTCTTGACTGCCCTTCTTGCGAGGGGCGGGACGGAGGGTGTACTCAGTGGTGAGGCCAGCGCCCTTTTTGGACAGGATGAAGTCCCACTCCAGCAGGTTTTCGTAGTCCTCCATTTGGCTGACCTGATCCAACTCCTTGATGATTGACTTTTGGGTCAATTGAAGGACCTGGACTTTGCCCGCGTCGTAGACGTACACCGGGACAGCAATGAAAAATTTGATGTCCACGGTGCCGGGGCCGCCACGGCCTTCCCGGGGCTCGAAGTCGCCCAGTTCGGCGGTCACGTCCTCGGGGGTGGGCTGGTGGTCGAAACGGAACGGCTTGGATTGGCCGTCGCACTGGCCCCAGCACTCGAAACCTTCGAGGGGTTGGTCGGACAGCAGCGCGAAGCGGACGGAGCCGCCGTCGGGAAGTTTGGAGACTTGCAGGTAGCCGCCGCCGGAAGCGGAGCCCGAAACGGATGCTGCGGCTTGCTTGGAAAGGAATCCCATGGTCGTGTCTGTAGGGTTTGGTCGGGCTGTGTTGCCCAACGTGTAGCACAGTAACACGGGGTTGCCCCCGCGTCTACCCTAATGAAACGGCCCCAGCGAGAAACCGCCGGAGCCGTAGAAACACACATTCCTGTAGGAGTCTAACACTGTGTCAAGAGAGTCTCAAGAGTTGC